GTCTCACATGATTACAGAGATGTGGATGGACGGACCAAATGGATACGGTAAAATGAAAATTTTACCAACACCAATGGGCCAACTTGTCAAAACTATGTTGGAATCAGGTGTGAAACTAGGCGTTTCAAGTAGAGGTTCTGGAAACATGAACGAATACGGAAGCGGTGAAGTTTCGGACTTTGAGATCATCACAGTTGATGTTGTGGCTCAACCTTCGGCACCAGGTGCTTATCCCACGCCAATTTACGAACACCTTTTAAACACAAAGGGTGGTAACATGGCAAAGGGTTTGGCGGCTGAAGTTAGAAATGACGCAAAAGCACAAAAGTTTCTTAAAGAAGCTTTAACAAACATAATAAAGGACCTAAAATAATGATTGATGCAATATCAAAACTAGTTGAATCAGGCGCAATTTCAGAAGATGTTCAAAAAGGCATCCAAGAAGCTTGGGACAGCAAAATCAAAGAAAACAAAGAAGTAGTAGGTGCTGAATTAAGAGAAGAATTCGCAAAAAGATACGAGCATGACAAGTCAAACATGATCGAAGCTATCGATAAAATGATGGGCGAGAAATTATCTGAAGAGATCTCTAAATTCGTAGAAGACAGAAAAGCACTTGCACAAGAAAAAATATCCTACAAAGAAAACGTAGGCAAACACTCTGCTAAATTAGAATCATTTATGCTTTCTAAACTATCAGAAGAGTTAAAAGAACTACACGGCGACAGAAAAGGTGTTCACGAAAACTTCAAGAAGATGGAAGAATTCGTTGTTGGTGCTCTTGCAAAAGAAATTAAAGAGTTCCATGAAGACAAAAAAGGCGTTGTGGAAACGAAAGTTAAACTAGTAGCCGAGGCCAAAAAACAAATGGCTAAGATGAAAGAAGCTTCATAACAAGATCTGCTAAAGTTGTAGAAAATGCTGTAAACACAAAACTTGCTGAAGAGTTAAAATCTCTTAAGGAAGACATTAGTGCGGCAAGAGAAATCAACTTTGGTAAGAAAATATTCGAAGCGTTTGCAAGTGAATATCAGAATTCTTACTTAAATGAGAAATCTGAGACTAGCAAGTTGATGAAAGTAGTTGACGAAGCTACTCTAAAACTAGCAGATGCTGAGAAAGTCATCGAAGAAAAGAAAGCGGTGATTGAGTCGAAAGAAGCTGAGTCCAAAAGACAAGCTGACTTGATGGAACGTAAGGAAAAGATGGCTGAGATGCTCAAACCATTGGGCAACGAGAAGAGTGAAGTAATGAGTCAACTGTTAGAATCAGTTCAAACAGAAAAACTTGAAGCTTCATTTAACAAGTATCTACCACACGTGATGGCTGATAAAGCAGTTAAAGAAACTACGAAAGTACTTTCTGAAAGCGGCGGAAACAGAGCACAAAGGGAAGATGCTGACTTAACAAATATCCGTAAATTAGCGGGTATATAAACAACTAAACAAAAGGAAGATTACAAATGTCAGATATATTTGAATCAAAATGGGGCGAAACTAAAGCCGCTCTTACAGAAGGTTTAGCTGGTAACAAAAAGAAGACTATGGATGTTATCTTAGAAAATACTAAGAGATACCTTTCAGAACAATCTACAGCTGGTGCTACAAGTGCCGGTAACGTTGCTACGTTAAACAGAGTTATCCTACCAGTAATTAGACGGGTTATGCCGACTGTTATCGCTAACGAAATCGTTGGTGTACAGCCTATGACTGGTCCAGTAGGACAAATTCACACACTTAGAATAAGATATGCAGACTCAGTTGCGTCAAACACGACAGCAGGTGAAGAAGCACTATCTCCATTCAAAATTGCGAAAGCATACTCTGGAAACCAGAACAACACTACTCCAAAAGCGGCTTCAACAGCTTCTTTAGAAGGTGAACCTGGAAAAAGATTATCAATCCAGATCTTAAAACAACCGGTTGAAGCCAAGTCTAGAAAATTATCAGCTAGATGGACGTTTGAAGCGGCACAAGATGCTCAAGCACAACAAGGAATCGACGTTGAAGCAGAAATTATGGCGGCATTAGCTCAAGAAATTACTGCAGAAATCGATCAAGAAGTAATTGGTTCATTAAGAACATTAGCTGGAACGGCTTCTGAGACTTTTGACCAAGCGGCTGTATCTGGTACAGCTACTTTCGTTGGCGATGAACATGCCGCTTTGGCTGTTCTAGTTAACAGAGTTGCTAACCAAATAGCTACAAGAACAAGAAGAGGCGCTGGTAACTACGCAGTAGTATCACCAACAGCTTTAACTATTCTTCAGTCAGCAACAACTTCAGCGTTTGCAAGATCAACAGAAGGTACATTTGAGTCACCAACAAATACTAAATTTGTAGGTACACTTAACGGTGCTATGAGAGTATATGTTGACGCTTACGCGGCAGATAACACAGACGTACTTGTAGGTTACAAAGGTGCAAGTGAGGCAGATGCTCCGGCATTTTATTGTCCTTACATACCTTTAATGTCTTCAGGCGTTGTGTTAGATCCAGCTACTTTCGAACCAGTAGT